GCTGGACCTACGGGGCGGAGCACGAGCTGGCCGACTGGCCGCTCAGCACACCGCTGCCCGCTGGATACAAGCGCGACGTGCGCGACTTCACCATCGTCAACAGCAACGGCATCGCCAACGACCCCACTGGCCGCCTCTACGGCTACGGCGGGGAGATCAACACCCCTCCGACCGACAGCGAGGAGGGGCAGGTACAGTGCCTCCGAGAGATCAAGGCCCTGCTGCCGATGGCCAAGGTCAACTACCGCTCCAACCTGCACGTGCACGTTCGAGCCCCTGGGCTCGGCCAGGACCTTGAGGCGCTCAAGCGGGTGCAGCGGTACATCCACGAGAACATGCGCAGGGTCCTGCGGCACATTCAGCAGCTGCCCAAGCCGACGGCCCAGGAGCACCCAGACCGCGAGGAGTTGGAGGGTGCGTGGCGCCGCTGGCGGCGGAGGCGGGTGAGCCACCAGACGCTGCTCACCAGCAAGCGGCTGGCGCACCAGCTGGAGGCTCCGACGCTGGAGGAGTTCTACGCCCGCGAGGTCCCTCGCACCCAGGAGGGCAGGCCGCTCTGGCACCTGCAGCCCCGGCTGTGCGTGAACCTGCGGCAGCACAAGGAGACCGACACGGTCGAGTTCAGGCACTTCGCCGGCACGCTCGACGAGGGCGAGCTGCGGACGTGCGTGAGCTGGTGCAATGACTTCCTGCACCATGCCATCATGAACCTGCCTATCGAGGACCTCCTGGAGGCGTACGACCCTCGGTACTTCCCCGCATTCCCCAAGTATGACCACCGGCTGGAGGTCCGCTACCGCCGGACGGTGCACGACGGGTCGCTTAGGCCGGAGCAGATCGCTGCGAACATCCGGCGCATCCTGGAGGAGGACGGTCAGTGACAAAGGTTCTCGTGCTCTGCCACGGCAACATCAACCGCTCGCCGCTGTGCGAGGCTGTGCTGCTGTCGCACGGCCTGCGGGTCGGCTCCGCCGGCTTCGTAAACCCCGGCCGGCGGGCCTCCAAGAAGATGCGAACGGCGGCTGAGGAGCTGGGGCTGAGCCTGGAGCACCACCGCTCGCAGCTGCTCACCAGGGAGCTGCACGAGTGGGCCGATCTCATCGTGTACATGGACGGCGGCAACCTCCGCCGGCTGGAGGCGTTTGAGCAGTCCCTCCCCTGGGCACGTGACCGCGTCTGCCTGGGCGAGTACGCTCCCTCCCCGATAGCTCGCATCCCTGATCCCGCCTTCATCAAGCGCGACACGCCTGAGTTCGCCGCTGTCGTGCAGCTCATCCACTCCTGCTCCGAGACACTCGCGAAGAAGCTGATTGCCGGCGACTGAGCAAGAAGCCAAGATCGCCACGTACAAGGCCCACTAGCCCCGGCCGAGAAAAGGAGCCTTCCTTGATCATCAACATCCGTGGGACCTCCGGGTCTGGCAAGAGCACGCTTGTCCGCAAGCTCATGTCTTGCTACGGCGGGCAGCGCATCGCGGTGAAGACCAATGGTCGCCGCCAGCCGATCGGCTACATGCTGGAGCGCAAGGGCGAGAGCCGGCCGCTGGCCGTGATCGGCCACTATGAGACCACCTGCGGTGGCTGCGACACCATCTCCAAGATGGAGGTCATCTTCGACAACGTCCGCAAGGCCCACGAGATCGGGCACGACGTGGTGTTCGAGGGCCTGCTGATCTCGGCCGATGTCAACCGCACCGTCGAGCTGTGGCGATACGCCCAGGAGCAGGGCTGCCCGATGCTGGTGGTCGCGCTGGATGTGCCGCTGCAGGTCTGCCTCGACAGCGTCAACGCCCGCCGCCGTGAGCGCAACCCGGACCTGCCGCCGGTCAATCCCCGCAACACCGAGAGCAAGCACAAGGGCGTGCAGCAGAGCATGAGGAGGCTGGAGGCGGCCGGGGTGCCAGCTGTCAGCCTCGACCGCGACGCGGCGCTGGCGCGCATCAGGGCGGAGCTGGGGCTGTGAGCATGCACGGCGGTGAGCGGTTCTTCGCCTACGCCCGCGAGCGGTACCGTGTGATGCTGCGCCGGGAGACCGGGCAGCCGGCTCCCTGGACCGACGACCCCATCCTGCGGCAGTACCGCTTCTGCAACGTCTTCCGCGAGGACGACCGCGTCACGCGGTGGATCGCCGAGAACGTCCGCCGGCCGCTGCGCCGCGACCCTCGGGTGCTGCTGGCGATGTACATCGCGCGGTGGTTCAACCGCATCCCCACGCTGGAGCGGCTGGAGGGGCGGGCGGTCAGCAACACCAACCTGCTGCTGACCTGGAACCGCGACTACGCTGAGCGGAGACTGCGCGATGTCAAGCCGCTGGTGACCGGTGCCTACATGGTCAAGACCCCGGCGGGGAAGAACAAGCTGGAGGGCGTGCTGGAGTGCATCGAGGCATTCGTGCCACACGCCGAGCGAGTGGGGCATGAGATGCTGGCGGCCCGCTCTCTCCAGCACGCAACCGAGCTGCTCCAGCAGTTCCCCTACATGGGTCCGTTCATGGCGTACGAGGTCGTGACCGACCTGCGCCACACCTACCTCCTCGACCAGGCCACAGACATCCTCTCCTGGGCCAACCCCGGCCCAGGAGCGGCGCGGGGCCTCGGGCGGGTGCTCTACGGCGAGCCGGAGCGGTTCGACCGCCACGTCAAGTGCCAGGTCGACGAGATGCAGGAGGCCATGCAGATGCTGCTGGCCCGTTCTCGCAATCCGCTCATCTGGCCGTCTGGCTGGCCCAAATGGGAGATGCGCGAGGTCGAGCACACGCTATGTGAGTTCGACAAGTACGAGCGTGCCCGTCTCGGCGAGGGCACCCCGAAGCAGCGATACAATGGAGGTTGAGATGGCGAGCGTCAAGCTGACCACTGCACTGCGCGAGATCATTCGGAAGCGCATGCTGCGGCATCGCTTCAAGGAGACCTACGACCAGCTGATCCAAGATCGCGCGGCTCTCGCCAAGGAGGTCTACACGGACTGCTTCAAGGACATCATGAAGCAGATGGCGGCGGTGCCCGCCGGCTGGCTTCCGAAGGACGATGTCATCAAGGTGCAGCTCGCTGGCAAGGTGCACGAGCTGCCCTTCCACGGCCAGCTCTACTCCAACGTGACCGCCTTCCTGCGGGACAGCATCCCTCAGACGGAGCTCACCTTACCGTACGACAAGTACAAGAGGGTGGTGAAGGTGTACGACGCTCGCCACCCCATCGCCGAGCGGCACGACGAGCTGGAGAACCGGCTCACGGACCTGAAGCGCGGCATCAACGAGGCCACGGCCGGCATCGACGCCGCTCTCAATGCCGTGACCACCGTCGGCAAGCTGCTGGAGGTCTGGCCGGAGGCAGCCCCGTTCTGCGGCGATCTGACACAGCCCGCCGTGCAGCTTCCCGCCATCCAGACCACCGTGCTCAACCGCATGCTCGGTCTGCCGGTGCAGGAGGCCGCCTGAGCCATGCAGGTCATAACGGTCCGCAACGTCCACGAGGCTCTCCCCACTGCCCTGGACCTGCTGTCTCGCCTGGGCGAGGGGCGCAACTCCCGCAACGGCCCAGTGAGGGTCTTCCCCTTCCCGGTCACGACTGAGTACCACGAGCCCAGGGAGCGGGTGATCTTCTGGCGGGACCGGGACGCAAACCCGTTCTTCCACCTCATGGAGAGCCTGTGGATGCTGGCGGGCCGCAACGACGTGGCCTTCGTGGCGCAGTACGTCAAGCGCATGCGGTCCTTCAGCGACAACGGGAAGACGTTCCACGCTGCCTACGGCCACCGCTGGCGGCAGCACTTCGGCCAGGACCAGCTGGCCGAGATCGTCGCCCGCCTGCAGGACAACCCGGACGACCGCCGCTGCGTGCTGCAGATGTGGGATTGCGAGGTCGACCTCGGCAAGGAGGGGCGGGACTTCCCCTGCAACACCCAGGTCTACTTCAGTCGCAACTCCTCCAGCGCGCTGGACATGACGGTCTGCTGCCGCTCCAACGACCTCATCTGGGGCGCCTACGGCGCGAACGCAGTGCACTTCTCCGTGCTGCAGGAGTTCATGGCCGCTGCCATCGGCTGCCCAGTGGGAACCTACTGGCAGATGTCCAACAACCTGCACGCCTATGAGGATCAGCTCAAGAGGGTGGCCCACCTGGCGGACGAGGCGGCTGACCCGTTCCGCCTTAGCGGCCGCAACCCCTACGCCTCTGGGCAGGTCTCCTGGTTCCCGCTGGTCCAGACGCCGATCCTGGAGTGGCAGCAGGACCTGCTGATGTTCATGGACCACGGTCCGATCGTCGGCCTGCGAGACCCATTCTTCCGCCGCGTGGTCACGCCGATGTACTGCGCGCACAAGGCCCTGCAGGACAAGGCAGACCCTGATCGGTTCGACAAGGCCCTCGAGATACTTCAGCAGTGCAGGGCGACAGACTGGCAGGCGGCCTCCATCGGCTGGGTCATCCGGCGCCGAGACGAGGCCATCGCCAAGGAGTACCACGATGCAGCCGAGTAAGATGCACGGGATCGTCAACAACCTCGTCCAGAGCCGCTGCGGCGGCCGGGTGGAGCGGTGCCACGCCATCCCGCACGCCACCAGCTACAGCAACGCGGCGCACAGCTGGGGCGTGGCCATGCTGATGTACTACCTGTGGCCAGCCGACTTCCCGCGCCTAGCCGCCGTGTGCCTGTCGCACGACCTGCCCGAGGCCTGGGTCGGAGACGTGCCAGCCCCGACGATGAACTTCGTCCCTGGGCTTCGCCAGCAGCTCGGGCGGATCGAGGACAACCTGAGCGAGCGCATGGGTCTGCCTCGGCTCGACGCTCTGCCCAAGGACGACCTCGAGAAGCTCAAGACCTGCGACCGGCTGGAGCTGTACCTCTGGTGCCGCGAGCAGATGCTCATGGGCAACCGCTTCGCCGAGGAGACGCTCAAGGAGCTGGAGTACTACTTCACCAACCTCATCCAGCTGCCCGCGCCGGCCGACGAGTTCCTGGCCTACATCCAGGGCTCGGAGCTGCTGCCGGTGCAGGCTGGCGTGATGCGGGAGGCCTGCAAGTGAGCCACGATCGTGGCTGCGGCTGCGGCCTGGAGCGGTGGGAGTACCCTGAGTGCCCACGCGGCCGGGACTGCATCAAGTGGGTTGACGAGCCCGAGGACAGGGTGAGGCCCAGCGACAGAACAGCACTGGAGAAGCTAGTGAGCATGGCAGAGAAGGACCGCTACGGCCACGAGGACCCGAACAAGCGCCAGGTCGGCGGCGGGCACTACAAGACGGACATGGAGCACTGGGACCTCATCGAGAACGCGGGCCTGGGCTACCTGGAGGGCTGCGCCACCAAGTACGTCACCAGGTGGCGGAAGAAGGCTGGCCTGCAGGATCTCGAGAAGGCCATGCACTACGTGGACAAGCTGCTGGCGCTGTCCAGCCGGCCGGTGGCGCCGCGCAAGAACCGTGGCCAGGCGGCGGTCGAGGACCTGCTGCGCTACGCCGTGGCCAACGAGCTGACGGCCCGCGAGACGCTCATCATGTGCCTGCTCTGCCAGTGGGTCTCCCCATCCGACCTGGAGCGGGCGCGCGACGAGATCGCCGAGATGATCCGATTGGAGCGAGAGAAGGGCGAGACAAAGACCAGCGGGCAGGATCACCCGTTCGGCTACTTCGCCGACGAGGAGATCCGCTAGTGCGAGGCCCGGAGCAGCCAGAGCCGCTCGATCCGGTGCACGAGGCGGCCGGCAAGGTAGTCGAGGCCCTCAGCGAGTACGACCTGCAGGTCGCGCTGACTGTCCTCACAAACGTCTGCGGCCAGGTCGTGGCGGCCCTGGCCGAGGGACGGCCGAGCGAGGTCCAGCGCCAGGGCACCAGCCTCGCGGAGAACATCAAGCGAGCAGCGATCGCCAAGCTGCTGCACGACGATGAGCAGCGCAGGAGTGGGACATGATTGGCAATCGCAAGGGACCGTCGCCCGTCAAGGTAGTTCGCCGGAGGAGTGGGCAATCTCGCAAGTCGCCCAAGAGCGTGGCGAGCCGCCGCCAGTGGGCGTCTCACTACGAGACGCACTTCCTCCTCTGCCTCGGAGTTGTGGTGGTGGAGATGGAGGTACACTATCTCGATCTCGTGGCCTGCAGAAACGACTGGTCCGTCATCGGGTGGGACTTCCCTCGCTTCCTGCGAGAGTTGGAGTTTCGCTTCCCACTGGCCGGCCACGTGGCACGCCGCAATGGCAAGACCCTCGGGAGAGATGGTCTCTACAACCGTGTGCAGTGCTCCTATTACGGCGAGGGCGACGGCAGGCACCACCTCAGTAACCGCCACCCTGCTGCAGGAGAGGGTGGTGCCGCGCTTATGCGCCTGATCCGAGACGAGCTGGCGACGGTCGGCTACATCAGCGAGGCCGCCTTCCTCCGGCTCATGAACTCCATCGACTGATGGCAAAGCGCAACAGCAACCGGCCGGGGCTGCTCCAGCTGCCCCTGTTCACGCCTGAGAGCAACTGGTCCCCTCCCGATCTCTCGTCGCTGCCCTCCTGGGCCGAGGCCAAGAGGGTCTGCGTCGACGTCGAGACCTACGACCCGCACCTGCGCCAGCTGGGCATCGGTGTGCGGCGCGGTGGGTACGTCGTCGGCGTGTCCTTCAAGATCGAGGACGGCCCAGGGGCGTACCTGCCAATGCGGCACCAGGGCGGTGACAACCTCCCGGTCGAGCAGGTCTTGGGGTATCTGCGCGAGAACGCTGCCAGGTTCTCAGGACAGCTGGTCGGGGCGAACCTGCCGTACGACCTGGACTACCTCTGGGAGGAGGGTGTCTACTTCCCGCAGGTTGAGCTGTACCGCGACGTGCAGATCGCGGAGCCGCTCATCGACGAGCTGCAGATGAGCTACAGTCTGGACGCGATCGCCAAGCGCCACGGCCTCCCGGGCAAGAGCGAGGAGCTGCTGGAGCAGGCGGCTCGGGCATACGGTGTCGCCACCAAGCACGGCATGTGGCAGCTGCCGGCCCGCTATGTCGGCCCCTATGCAGAGGTCGACACGGAGCAGCCGCTGCTAACTCTCCGCCGCCAGGAGCGCATCATCGACGAGCGCGACCTGTGGCGCATATACGACCTGGAGAGCCGAGTGCTGCCCGTGCTGGTGCGCATGCGGCGCCGGGGTGTGCGGGTCAACATGGAGCGGCTGCGCGGCATCGAGACGTGGAGCCTCGACAAGGAGACTGAGGCGCTGCAGCTGGTGCGAGACCAGACCGGTGTGCAGATCGCGGTCGGCGACGTGTGGAAGGCCGATGCGCTGGCCCCGGCGCTGCACTACATCGGCGTCAAGCTGCACCAGACCAGCACCGGCAAGCCGAGCATAGACAAGGACCTGCTGTCCTCTATCGACCACCCGGTGGCCAAGGCCCTCGCGTGGGCACGCAAGGTCAACAAGCTGCGCACGACGTTCGCCGCCTCGGTGCGAACGTACATGGTCAACGGCCGCATCCACTGCACCTACAACCAGATGGCACGCGAGGACGACAAGGGCGATCAGAAGGGTGCCCGCTACGGTCGCGTGAGCTGCGTCGATCCCAACCTCCAGCAGCAGCCGAGCCGAGATGAGTTCGCCAAGATGTGGCGCAGCATCTACGAGCCGGAGGAGGGTGCTCTCTGGGCAGCCTGCGACTACAGTCAGCAGGAGCCTCGCTGGACGACGCACTTCGCGGCAATGATGGATCTGCCGGGCGCCCGCGAGGCGGCTCAGGCGTACCACGACAACCCCAAGCTGGACAACCACCAGTTCATGGCGGACCTAACCGGTCTCGACCGGAAGTACGCCAAGAACATCTACCTCGGCCTGTGCTATGGCGAGGGTGGTGCGAAGCTGTGCGACGACCTGGGGCTGCCCACCCGCTGGGCTCTCGCCATGGGGCGCGGCAGAGAGCGGCGCGTTGCCTACTTCAGCACGCAGGCCGAGGCGCTGGAGGCCCGTGCCCAGGAGGGAGGGGAGGGCTTCGTGTGGCGCGCGGCGGGCGAGGAGGGCCAGCGCATCC